GGTAATGGGTGTACAATGTCAAAGCAACCTGAAGCTTTAGATAATGAACCACATATAGCAACCCCACCGCATGCTAGCATGGAGCCTTGACCAGCACATGATCCACATGAACCAACTACCATACCATAACAAGAACTTGAACCAGCTCCGGCAAACCCAGCACAGCATAAGCAAGCATTAGTTATACAAGCTGCAGGCGAAAGTATCTTTGTCTTAGAACAAAAACACCCGGATGCACAAACTTTAGTTACATTACAGTTACCTATAGAAACAGTATTGTTACCACACCCACAAGCACAATAACCTATTACTGTTTCATTAATCGGAGTTGCTTGACTTGCTCTAGTACACGCTCCTATATATGTAGTATTATCAGGAGATGTTACTGCACCAGAACCAGTATCTGTAAATCTACCAGCTGAATAACCAAGAGCAGCATTACAATGTCCTCCGTCGTTATTGCATAAAGCAAATGCTCCTAATGATGTATTATAATCACCTGAACAGTTCTCATAGTTAGCTTTATGACCGAAACCAGAGTTATATATACCGTCAGTATTATTATAGTTAACTTTGTGTCCAAATGCAGAGTTATTACAACCACCAACGTTATTATACATAGCTCCTTGACCAAAAGCATCATTATAAGTACCAGTAGTGGTATTTCTTAGAGCGTCTGCTCCATAAGATGAATTACCTGTACCAGTTACTTTACAACTTGCAGCATAACCAGCAGCTGTGTTATATGTTCCTGTAGTAATAGCACATAAAGTAGTATGACCTAAAGCTGTATTATAACCACCGGTATCTGTTTGGCTATATAATGATCGCCACCCGACCGCAGTAGATCTTATAGCTGTAGTAGTTTCCTTTAGAGCTTCATAACCAACCGCAACGTTTTGACAACTAGTTGTTGATTTATTCATTGCTAAACTACCTACAGCAACGTTTTGAGCAGCTGTAGTGTTGCAACACATAGCATGAGATCCGAGAGCAACATTTTCTGTACCAGAGCAGTTGTTTAAGAGGGCTAAATACCCCATTGCAACGTTATAACATCCACCGCAGTTTGACTGACCAGCAGATCTACCTACAAAAGTATTAAAATCACCACCACAGCAAGTATTTCTTCCTGCATAAGCTCCTACAAAAGTATTTCTACACCCTGTACATATCTTATTACCGGCACAAAAACCTATTGTTACGTTCTCAAAACCAGTTGTAAGACATCTACCTGCATAAAATCCCATAGATACATTACACCCACCGGTAGTTACACATTCCAAAGTACCATAGCCAACAGTAACGTTGGCGCAGCCACTGGTACCAGCATATTGTGAATAATTACCTATTGCTACGTTATTTGGACAAGTTGTATTAGAGCCTAAAGCACAATGACCAATAGCAATGTTATTATTTGCTGTTGTATTGCTACATAAAGCTTTGTAACCTAATGATATATTATAACACCCAGAGGAGTTGTTTAACTGCGCGCAGTGACCAAATGCAGTGTTACCTTCACCAGTATTGTAATACAATGCTTGCATACCCATCCCGGTATTACCGGATGAAGTTTCGTTAGTATAGCCTGCAGCGTACCCTACATATGTATTTGATAAACCAGTTGAATTACCGTAACCTGCATATGTACCAAATCCTGTATTAAAACATCCAGTAGTATTACCAACAAAAGCTGTTCTACCAAAAGCTGCGTTATATAATCCCGTAGTATTTTTACATAATGCAGAAGTACCCATAGCAGTATTTCTACAACCTGCAGTGTTTTTACATAAAGCATAAGTACCAACTGCAGTGTTGTCAGCAGCGTTTGAAAAATACAAAGCTCTATATCCTACTGATGTTTGATTAGCACCTGTTATATTTTCAAATAAGGAGGCAGCGCCTACAGTTGTAATTCCTTCAGCTGTGGCTCCATTATAACCTGCAGCATAACCAATACCGACGTTACAACTACAAGTATTATTTCTTAAAGCTGTACGACCTATTGCAACGTTATAATCACCACCGGTATTACAAAATAATGAAAAGGCTCCTACAGCAACATTACAATCACCAGATGTAATACTGCACCCTGCTTGATGTCCAACTGCTGTATTTTGGTCGGCGGTATTCTTTTCTAGAGCATTATTACCAACTGCAGTATTATAACTACCACAAAGATTGCAATACAAAGCTAGGCGTCCTACGGCTACATTATTAGCACCTTCTGTGTTGGTACTTAAAGCAGCAGAACCTACGGCTGTATTATAACTTGCTGTTGTATTGGCATCTAAAGTAGCATAACCTAACGCGGTATTACGCGTACCAGATGTATTCTCACCTAATGCATTTCTACCTACTGCAGTATTTTCATTACCATTATTTGCGTCTAATGCACATGAACCAATAGCAACATTATCATAACCAGTTGTGTTTGCTGCTAAAGCTGACTTACCCAAAGCTACGTTGTTACATGCAGTTGTATTAGCAGCTAAAGCATCAGCACCTACAGCTGTATTATTATTACCACTAGTGTTAGATTCCATGGAATCTTTACCTACAGCTGTATTACTTGGAGCGTCGTTAACTAATAAAGAATTATACCCAATAGCTGTATTCGAACATGAAGAAGTATTACATTTTAAAGCGTTAGCACCAACAGCAACGTTTAACGCACCTGTTGTAACTTTACATAAAGCTGTATAACCAACAGCAACATTTTTAGTTCCAGAACTAGTACAAGTACCTCTTAAAGCTAGAGAACCTATTGCAGTATTCTGACAACCTGTACTACAATATGCTGCACCGTAACCCATAGCAGTATTATTACTTGTCGTGTTAAAGTTTAAGGCTTGTGATCCAACTACTGTATTATTACTACCATCAACATTACAATCTAAAGCTAAATAACCTACTCCAACGTTGTTTGCTCCACAGCAGTTTTTATTCATCGATCTACCAACTGCTACGTTTTGACATCCTTCAGTATTACAAAGCATAGCGCATAAACCGAGCGCAGTATTGTTATTAGCAGTTGTATTTTTAAATAATGCTTTATATCCTAAAGCTGAATTACACGCACCGGTGGTATTAGCTTGTAATGCACTAGATCCTACGGCAGTAATACGTGAACACTGATTAACACAGCCTGCAGCATAACCTACTATAGTAACATCATTAACTCCTGCAGATATACTTCTACCAGCTTGAGATCCTAAGAAAGTATTTTGATAACCAGTAGAATTACAGCAGCCCGTAAGATGTCCTACATATACGTTTGCATATCCAGAAGTATTTCCAAATCCTGCATAGCCACCTAAAGCTGCATTATTACCAGAAGTATTTTTACATAGAGCGAAGGAACCAACTGCTGTATTTTCAAGACAAGTTGTATTAGCTACTAGAGCGCAAAAGCCTATTGCAACGTTACAAGTACCAGATGTGTTATTACACATTGCATTTTTACCAACTATAGTGTTTGCTGCTCCTGTAGTTTTGTATCCAGCTAAATTACCAACTGCAGTGTTATTACCACCTGCAACATTGCAGTACAAAGCTCCGTAACCAATTGCAGTGTTATCACTACCGCATTTATTATTGTGACCAGCTGAATTTCCAAAATATGCATTATTAACACCACTAAATGCACATTGACCAGCAAATGCACCTACTGCAGTATTATTAATATGCGTTCCACTCCCGTCTGAACAACTTAATAAAGCGTTATAACCTATTGCAACACTGTTGCAAGCAAGTGAAGCGTATATCATAGCATTGTCACCAATAGCAGTGTTACACCCAACACAAGAACAACATAATGCACTAAAACCTATAGCAACATTACGTGATGCTGTTAATGATCTAGAAAGAGTCTTATAGCCTAATGCAATGTTTCTACATCCTGTTGTATTTGAACATAATGCAATATGACCAACCGCAGTGTTACATGCACCAGTAGTATTTAAAGTTAAAGCGCAAGACCCTACAGCTACATTTTCTCCAACGGTGCTAGTATATAACGCTCTTGAACCTATAGCTACTTGACCGTCTCCAGTACAGTTACTGAAACCTGCTTGGCAGCCTACAGCAGTGTTTTTATCACCAGTTGTATTAGAATATGCTGCACCACAACCAACAGCAACGTTACGCAAACCTGTAGTATTAGAACCCAATGCAGCATTACCTACTGCTGTGTTTTGATAACCAGTGCAGTTAGCAAACAAAGCTTGTACACCAACAGCAACATTTTCAGTTCCATCAGTATTGGTATACATCGCTTGGTTACCAATAGCTGTGTTTACACCGGTAGTGTTTGAATAACCAGCTGTATGTCCAATAAATACACTACCGGTACATGTAGTTAGCCTACCAGCTTCTCTACCAATAGCTATATTACCACCACCCACGGTATTAGCGCATAAAGCTCTAAAGCCCATTGCAACGTTATTATCACCGCAAGT